GTAACAAACCGTACTGAAGTATGAGAATGGATTCTTTGACTTTTCTGGATTGTATGTCTTAAAGTAACGAACACAATTTTCAAGACCGTCCTCCGCCATCTCATCCCGATATGAATAGTTTCTAAAGTTTGGGCGATATGTAATTCTACTGGAAATCAACATAAGTTTCTTTGCAATGGAATCACTGATTTGTGTCGTATTATCCAACTCATACACCTTCCACCACTCAACAATCTCATCATAAAATGCTTTGTTGTCAATATAACCCTTTTGGGAAACTTCTTCTACTTTTTTCTCTTCCATTATTACCTCTTATGTTAATTTCTAATATATACGTTTTTACTTGCACGAGTCACGGCAGTATAATACAACCGATACTTCAATTTAAAATCACGACATTTCATAATATCTTTTAAATCAATAAACACATTATCAAAGGTTGAACCTTGGCTCTTATGTGTCGTGAGTGCGAAGTTGGGTCTAATATCGGCATACATTTCTTTCTTCTGATAATACTTGTGCCACAACTTGGGGTTAGCCTTCGCCTGTGTAATCATACCATTCCACATAATATCATAATCATCTTTATGACTTGCTGGTATCACGCGAAACTCTTCGTCAAACCCCCGGATAGTTAAAATCCAACAAGGTAGACCACTTTTATCAACTCGTTCGACGCAAGTTTCCACCACCGACTCCTCGCCATTCAACGCAATGATTTGGTCACCACGAAAGAATGAATCGTTGAACATGATATCAAGACCAGAAACAAATTCATCTTCAATTCCATAGGATGAACATACCATACTATTATACGCCTTTACCGTGGCGTTTGTCCACGCAAGAATTTTATCGTTGTTTTTCGCATCAGCAAATTCAGTATCAAATATCTTGTCATAGAAGTCTTTGTCTGATAAAGTCTTCACTTCCCCAACTTCATTCTTATAATTTGTGGTAAATATTTGATGTGTTCCCGTGTCAATAGCCTTTCTTATTTCGGTTGCCAGAGTGATGACCGGCGACCCCTCGGCTTGACGTACAATCTTATTTAGATTGAATTTCATGTCTGTGACAGAAAACGCTTCGGTTAATGACAAGTCATCTTCGATTGGTGGTAATTGACACCTATCCCCGATAAACACATATTTTCTGTTATTCTGTCTGGCGTCATCCTTAATGAATTTAAGTAACTCGCTGGTTATCATCGACGCTTCATCAATCACAATAATCTTGACACCTTGTGTCGTTCTTGATCGGCGTTTCGTGTCTTGTTTTAAATATGTGTTTCCCGCACGATTAACGACGGTGAGTGCCAACATCGAGTGAATTGTCTTCGCGTCACAACCAGTCATATCTTGTAACACACCAACCGCCTTATGTGTAGTCGAGGTTAATTGGACATTCTCTTCACAATCCTTCATAAACTCTTTTAATAGGAAAGTCTTCCCTGTACCAGCCGAGCCAGTAAGAATAAAGAATGGTTTAGTTTTGTGTCTTGACCATTTCAGCATTTCTATTAGAACGGTTGCTTGGTCTTCTGTTGGTTTCATATAATATAATTTATTTTAGTATTAATACTATTATACAACAATTTGTCGCCACTGTAAAGGACTAATTCAATTAAACTTTCTTGAAGTTGTGTTGTCTAAGATTATGTGTTATAATAGTAACAGAAATTATGCAACTTAGTCTGTTGTGTTGTATTTTCTGTATAAGTATGTTATAATAGTAACAGAAAATATGCAACTTAGTCTGTTGTGTTGTATTTTCTGTATAAGTATGTTATAATAGATGAATGGTAAAATCACCGTTGGATTAGATTTCCTTCCGTGAAGATTGGTAGTACAATCTGTTGTTACGCCACGCACAGGATGCAAAGTAACAATGCGATATCTTTATGAGATATTTCAAATCCTTCGGAAACACCAATACCGTGTAGGATGGCAGTTATGACGCGGGTGCGCCGATTAACTATATTATAGTAATATAATAGAATTTTACAGTATGTTGTAATGACATACGCGATTAAAACATAGTTTATTAATTTTTAGTAGTACACATTCAAACTTAGAGCAAATCAAAGTTATTTAATAAAACGTAGGATCGTCACGGCGCATTAATAAAATGTTTGGTTTATTAATAATGAAATTTCAATGGGAGTCTGTTGTAGTCCAACCCCGATATAACCATTCTTAACAAACAATATTAAAACTATTAATCAATTAGTAAACTAATCACTTATCTACATATTTAGTGTCCCTTAAACGAGCGAAGCGAAGTGTTTGGGACTTGCGGAACGCAGTGACAGCATAATGCTATCTGTATAGTAACTTAGTTATAGATACGCCGTGGCGTCAATTCCCTGTTTCAATTCCCGTTTTTCACGGAAGTTAATTGATGTCGTTATATGTAATCTCGTAATCAAATCCACTTGTATTATAATGCTCTTGTCGTTCAATGAAGTGCTTTAAGGAATAATTCTTATGTTTCTTCCATGACATATCATCCACGACATCAATTAAAGTCATGTGTTCTTTGGATTCATGAAGTCTAAGACCTCTACCAATTGATTGAAGAACTCGAACTTTTGATTTAGATGGAGATGCGAATATGATATTATGTAGGTTGCGAATACTCACACCTGTACTTAATGTCTGATAGCTCGCAACTAATATAGCATCCTCTTCGGACTCCATTTGTATTCTTATTTCTTCACGTTTCTCTTTTGGTATATTTCCGTATATAAGATAGACATTTCTATCTGTTAATTCAGTTAGAGTTTTGTGTATTTCTTTGCCATGAACGACCGTACCAAATAACACCAAGGAGTTATTTTTCTTACTTAACACCATATTAGATAACCAATCGGTTCTTACTTTGTAATTACATATAGCCTTTATTTCTGCTTGGTAATCTAATTGGCGTGCGCCCTTACATATATGATCTTCGTATTTAAGGAACTGAACATCAATCTTCAACTTAGCAACTTCACCTTTATTCATTAGTTCTTTGGTGGTAATTAAGTCCTTTGCTAATCCAGTCGATCCCTCGATTATCAACTTATTTGCCTTCGAATCCACTAGAGTTCCAGTCATGCCAATTCTATAAGATGCGTCGGTTAATTTTTCTGATATATTCTGTAATGACTTGCCAGTTAATAAGTGAGTTTCATCGAAGATACATCCAGAAAATTGCTCGAAGTAGTTCCTATTCAGTTTTGATATTGACTGCCATGTCGAGATGTAGATATCACAATCTCCGTTCTTTTCCGAACCACCAGTTATCGTATGAACTTCCGATTCAACATCAAAATCATTACCAGATGAATAGTCGGTGAAGTCCTTATACAATTGAGTCACAAGTAATACCGTTGGAACCACGATAAGAACTTTCTTATTTGTAGTTTCCTTTAGGTAACGGGCAATCACATAAGCAATCAAACTTTTGCCACTTGAAGTTGGTGACACGAGACAAGAACGCTTTTTAGATAACGCGTGATGAATACCAATATACTGATGAAGACGTGGAATTATTTTATTGCCACCAATCTCCAAATTAAGCCCATCGATATAGTCCTTTGTTTCTTGTGGGCTAATGGGATTAGAATCAATTAACTTTGGGTCAATGTCCAACTCACAATTATTCAACTTAGCGAAATACTCAACATAAGTAATAAGACCAATCGGCAGTTTGCCAGTCGCATAATTTAGGATACGGATTTTCCCATCCCAAATACGAGCTTTAAACTTTGGACTGAACATATAGCCGTCCATATAAAACGAAAAGAAGTCATTTAAGTCTTGCATAATACCACGGTCATCACAAACAACGCGGAGATGAACTTCATTTAATTTTAAAAGTGTTATTGTGGTCATGTCTTATTTGTGTTATAATATACACATAGTTATAGAGGAAAACTGATGAATTTAGAAGAATTACACGAAAAAGCAGAAAATGATACTACTGTAGATGAAACGGGTGTCGGTGAGTTTAGTTTGACGTTAGCACACAAAACAACTCAGTGGTTGACTATTTTATCTGAAGAGAAAATTATGTTCGAGGCATTAACTATTCAGTTAGGGTCTATACGAGAAAAACGCAGAAAATATTATAAAACCGATTATGAAACAACATTGGAGGATAAGCAACACCTCACAGACTTACTTACAGGAGACGACACAATAAATAAGATTAAAAGTCGATATGTGATATGTAAAGAAAAGATATCATTTATCGAGGGTATTATAAAGAATCTAAATCAAGCATCGTTCAATATTCGCAACTTCCTAGAATATAAGAAATTCTCAAACGGCGGTTACTAATTAAATGGGTTTGGTAGCGTTATGTCAGTTGTGTACGTGGCTTTATCAAACCCCGTCAAATCATTCTGGCTACTTTCTATTCTAAATGATTGATATGTTATGGTTGTGCTTGTCAAAACATTTTCATTTGAACCTGTATCTAATGCCAATGATCCTAAAAAGTTAAACCAACAATCCTCAAATATAATTTGTCTAACTACTTCAGACGAAGAATTGTTTAATATATTAATAACTATATCTTGATAATGTTCTTTTCTTAGAGATTCTATTGAATGTGGACCGGCAGTCGCATTCATTTCATTATACACTTCCATCCACGAATCCAAATATTCATCGACATTAAACGTTAATTCCAATTTACCGAAACTAACTTTCTCTCCCGGAACATTAATATCTAACTCAACAAACGGAACAGGCACGATTCCTATACTTGGACCAATAACATCTATCGACGTGACCATACTTGCCAATATTGGGGTTTTTGGCATGTAAATTTCAAACTTGTTTCCGTATAATAAATTCTTTGTTGCCATGATAGTTCCTTGTTATATACTATATTTATAGACATAAAAAAACCCGCCGAAGCGGGTTCTCTTATTATTCTAATTACTACTAGATAGTTTTATCTAAGTTTTTAACTACAAACTTACGGAAGTAATCATTGGCACCAGCACCACCTGAGAATGGATTCTCAACAATACCATAACGAGATTTAAAGCCGATTCTAGGTTGGAAGTCATCTTCGCCTAGTGCTTTCATCATTGTTAGAGGGATATATGGACAGTAGTATGCACCAGCATCATAAACGTTTCCGCCTTTGTAGCCGACAGTTACAGTGTCATCAGTTTGGAATTGATCAACATAAACCTTAATAGATCCACCGTTGATTGAACCAACAAGACTAACACTAACACCAGCAACGTCGCCATTTAAAGCAACTGCGACAGGAGCAGCACTAACTACACCAGCAATTTGTAATGCTTGTGCAACACGGCTTGATGTGACAACATAGTTGCCTTTACCACGACCAGTGTTTTGTGCAATACGGTTTGCAACGCGGTCAATGTAACCAGCAAGCATTCTGTATTTCTCTGCAGCCCAACGACCGTCAGCAACATCAACGTCATATTCACCAGCAACTGCAATTGCAGAACCAGCAACTGATTCAGTTTCAGTAATAGCCGCCGTACCAATAATGCTTAATACTTCACGATTCATTTCAGCAACAATTTCAGAAGTTAGCAAGTTAGCCAATTCTGTTTCTGCGTCTAGACCGTGTTGTGCTTTAAGATCTTGTGCAAGTTCCTGTGTGTAAGTAGCCTTCATTGCACGAGTTTCAGCAGTAACGCTTGTTTTCGTGATTGAGAAACTAACTTCCGCCCAAGGACTACCTTGTACTACAGGATCCGAAGCTGGATCAGATGCTCCACCCGCAACTTGTGTTGCAGAACCTAATACTTCACCAGATGCACTAGAAACAGTACCAGCATCAACAGGAGCAGAGCCAGGAACGAATGTTTCTGCTTTAGAACCTGCAGCATTCGTTTTATACGAACGCATTGCAAAGATAAGGCCAGTAGGCATTGACATTGGTTGAACACCAAGTAGGTCGTTGGCAATCATTGCCGGCATCGCACGACGAACTAAACCAATAAGAACTGGATTAATTGAACCGTTACTTGCGTATGAACCAGCAGCACCTAACGCAGAACCGGTTGAAGTAGGACTTTCGCCAGCTTCTTGGACTGTGTTTTCAAGCACTTGAATAAGTGCATTTCTTGTAGCAGCATCTTTAATTGGAGCAACACCTTCTGCTTCAACGATTGGTTGCCACTTTTCTTTAATTTCTTCTGTCATTAAAAAACTCATTTGACTTTTCCTCTATTATTTAAAAGTATATGTTAATATTATTTATAAAACTATGATTTCCTAGCAAGAGCTTTTGCAGCCTGTGCTATGTAATCAAACTGTGATTCTTCCACGACAACCGTATCAGACTCTTCTACCATTTCTTCAGTTTCTTCAGTAGTAACTACTTTAGGTTCTGAAAGAAAAGATTCTTTTAGTTTTTGAAGTTTAGCCCCGTAAGACTCTTCATCCACAAATTCTACAGACTCAGCCAATTCCACAAGTTTCTCTTTACTTGTTTCGGCTAAACCCTCGGCAACAGACTCAAGAACTGCAACAGATTTCATCTCAACGAGTTTTTCCATTACTTTGCCTTCATCGACCTTCATTTCTAAAATCGTTGATTCAAGTCCTTCAACTTGTTTTGCAAGACTTTCTAATACGTCTTCTTTGCCTTCGGGTACATCAATGTTATGTTCAACAAACAATGTATGTAGACCAGCCATGAATGATTCAACCATTTCAGTTTTGATACCACGTTCAACTGCAAGTTTGTTTTCAATCATCCATTCTGAAACTACTGTATCAAGATAGCCGTCGATTTCGTTTTCAACACTTTCACGAATTTCAACTTCTTTTTTTGCTAATTTAGCATCAAACTCTTCTTGAATTGATTCTTTGATGAATTTTGTTTTCATTGAAACAGCGGCTTCAAATACAGTCACGACATCAATTTTAACATCTTCACTAAGACTTTCGTCTTTTGATAATGCTTCAACTAAATCTTCACTGATTTTTGCTTGTGCCTCAACTAAACCTTTAGCCCATTCTAAAATAGGAGCGATTTCAACTTTATGTTCGTTGATGTCAGTTCCTTCAACTAATGATTCAATAAGATCAAGCATCCACTCTTCACTTAATTTGTCTTTTTTACCAGCACGAAGAATTTTAGCAACAACATCATATTCAGATAACATAATGTGTAATTTGTCTAAACAGTCTTCTTTAACTTCAGCCTCTTCTTCTTCGGAATCATCGGAATCATCTTCTTTAGAATCATCTTCATCTTCATCTTCTTTCTTTGACTTTACTTCTTTTTCTTCTGCTTCGGCAACAATAATACCTTCTTCAAACATCTCTGTCGCTTTTTCTTCGGTGATTTCTGTATCACACTCAGAGCAAACATAAACGCCTTCTTTAAGTTCCATTGTTACATCTTCGCAATCAGGGCATTTCACTTTCATTTTATTTACTCCAATGTTTACGTTTTTTTGTAACTAATAATATTTATACTATTTAAATTTAGTAACTAAATTAATTTCTATCTTCCACATCTAATTCAACAAGAAGATCTTCTAATCCACGGATTGCCATTTCTAAGTGTTTTCTAATTTCAGTTAGATCTTTTGATGCACCTTTACCTAATGCATTAGATGCCTTCTTATCCAGAGTGCCGCCTTTTTTGAGTCTACCAAGTGATTTACTCAACGCATCTAATGTATAATTTGCTATAATTTTACCATTACCTTCAGATAATTGTTTATTTCCGCTTAATAATTCTTTGTATGTTATCATTACTTCAATCCTTCTAATATTTTAATAAATGATTTTGCCTTGACATCACTTAAATTCATGCCAGTGGCTTCAAGTACGTCCTGTATAATTTCTTCGCTCTTCGGTACCCAAATATGACCCTCCATAATACCTTCAATCATTGAATCCATTTCTGAACCATAATTGGATGGGTTAGACACGACATCATATGCAAACATACGAAAATCTTTTTGTACTTCGTTGATACCTTTGTTCATTCTAACTGAACCGGTGCCACGAGAACTAATACCAACTTTATATCCACTTTCGATTAAACCCTTCAGGATTTGACCTTCTGGTGTAGACATGACACTGGCTTTGCCAATCACATCTTCATTTTTCCATTCAAGACTTTCAATTAGGATAGCGGCTTTACGCATATCTGGCATTGGAGTGTTGGGATGGTTGATTTCACCAATAGCCTTCTTTGTATCAATATAATCTTTTTTGTATTCGGCTACCGCTGTTTCCATAACAGACTTAGAATAAACACGTTTATTTCTATTAGGTTTGTCGGCAGAAGAGAAGATACCTTCAATAAACAATCGTTTACCTGACGCGGTTTCTTCAGTTAATATTTCTACTTGGTCTGTGGTCTCTGTTAAAAAAAACATTATGCTTTCCTAAACGCTGTTTTTGTTGACTCTAATTCTTTAGCAAAACCTTTAAACGCCTTATCAAACTTCTTAAATTTTGATGAATCGATGGGCAGTGCGTCGTCGTCGTCCAACTCAAACATACCTTCTTTAACTTTATCCATCAACTCCTGTAATTTATACATAGACTTTAATACCGCGGCACCACGCCAAATTTCCTTTTCCTGTAACGTTTCTTTAAATGTTTTCATATTAATACCTTTTCTTTTTAGTTCTCTGTGCAGATTTAGTGGCTTTCTTGAACGCGCCGCGATGTTTAATTCTAAGTACTTTTGCCGCCCTTGAATTTAGTGTTTTTTTAGCAACACTTAATCTGTTTCCAGCGGCAGTTAATCCCTTACTTTTGTTTTTATTTATTTTGTCGAGTTTTGCTCTGCCGGGTCTTTTACCTGCATCTTCTAACGCGACTCTAAGTTTTTTACTTAAACTTTCTTTAATATCAACCATATTAGAAATCTTCTTCTTTATTTGGATCTTTGATTATACCATCTTTTATTGCTTCGGCGATCTCATCTTGTTGTTCTTTGATTTCCTCTTCGGTCATATGTAATACCGTTTTCATTACATATTGTGGAGAGAAATATCTACCTATGTGTTCGCCTATCGCTTCTAAATTTTCTAATCTGGCGTTTAATACTTCCGCATCCTTCAGTTCAGAGAAATAAGCATCTGTAGAAAACACAAGTCTAAATGAATTTTTAAACTTATTCCAATCATCCTCAGTTATAATATTTTTCAGTAGTAGTTGAGTTTTCAGTGTGTCTAATAAAAGATTACCAAATCCTCTTTGTAATTTACTGATAAATTTACCGAACTTGATTTCATCTCGTGTTATTTCAGATGATCTCCCGAGATTGAATGTAGATTCCGATTCCATTCTAGATAATGGAACATGAAGTGCCTTATTTAAATTTGTTTTAAAGTACGTCACATCTTCAAGATCACCTAATGATTGACCTCCGGGTAATGTACTAACTTCAGTCCCTTTCGAACCTTCGCGTCTTGGTAACCAAATGTCTTCTAGCATCGACATTTGATTCTTATTGTTTGTGAATGACCCCGTGGTGGCATCATATGTCACTTTGTTTTTATACTTACCAATAATACTCTTCACATATTGTTCTGCACGAGTCTTTGGTAAATTACCAACATCAATATAAAATATACGTCTTTCCGGGGCACGAGACACACGATACACAACCAACGAATCTTCCATGTTGGTTAATTGATTTAGCGGTTTTAATGCTTTTTGTAGATAACTTTCAACAACAGAAGTGCCCTCCACCACAATACCAGAATTTGCATGAGCAATCATGTCTGGAGATATTTCAAGTGCAACTTGATTGGAGTAGTCTTTTACTTTTGAGTCTGGATCAGATAATGAATATACATAATATTCATTTGTCTTAATAACTTTTCCGTCGCCATTTTTGACATTATCGCGGACTTTCTTGATCCTACGAGGATCAAGGTATCTCATCTCAACGATACCATTACTTATTTTTTTCTCGTCTACTATCTTATGGTAATTTATCTTACCGTCAATATACCAACGCCTAAAAATATTGGCGGCATCATCATTAAAGTTTAATAGGTTGTTGATGTGAGTAAATTCATCTTGTATCTTATTCTTGATACCGACACTAAACTTAATACTATCTAAATCTAATTTTACTACATCAGAATTACTATTATTAACAACCGCTTCATTTACAATATCATCAATTGCTGTTGATATGTGAGGGGTTTTTGCCGCGACCCGATATGCATCGATTCGTTGTTTTTCATTGTCAAATTCTTGATCTAGATCAAGAATGTATTTATTTAGACCGGCAAAATTTGCACCAGATTCAATTTCAACTGCGCCAGTTTCAGGCTCTTTAGTTGAAAACGTTTGTAGTGTCTTCTCTGTGTCATCAAGAGATTTTGTTATTGAATAACCAAATAATTCCAAAACAATTCACCTATCCCATTAGTATAATTGTATTTATGGACACACTAATTCCAATTAGTGTGTCCATATAATAGTTAAACTAATTCGTATGCGTCAAATGCCAATGTAACAGCAAATTCAGAAACAGTATCATTAGAATCAAAACCTAATTCAATAGGTGCCAAATCTAAAGGAAATACGCCTTGTAATTTGAATGTCAACAACACTTCGCCGTCACGACCAAGTTGTTCAACACTTGCTTCACGTTTAACAGTAGAACCAACATTTGATTGTTTACCATTCATGAGCTCTTGCCACGCTTCAAACTCGCGTCTTGCACTCATTGAATTGTCATTAAACACTGTGATAGTCCAGTCTGCAAACGTTCTGTCGCCCGCCAACTTAATTACACGACCCTGATATGGCACATCCAACACCCCTAGCGTAGAGCCAGGAAGTTGAGATGCTTTAGCCATAAATTCCAAATTAGATACGCCGTCAACATTGACTCGATATCTATTTGGACGAGCCATTTCAGTAAATGACCCTTTGAATTCGTTAATATTTGCCATTTTATTTTACCTTATTTGTTGAGGATAACTTCGTCAAACGTCACAGAAGAACTAACCGCCGCAAAGTTTAATTGAATGAAGTTAATTGCACGTGTTGGTTTAATGAAAATATCAGCAACAAATTGGTTTGAATCAATAACAGATGGTGTGTTATTAGTTTCATCTGCAACCACTCTGTAGTCATATACACCACGTCTCGCCTTAATGTTACGCAAGAATGGTTCAACAATATTAACAAACGCATTTCGTGTTTGACGGTCATTAAATTCAAATAGTTGATATTTAGCCGCAGTAGCAATAGCCTTTTCAAGTACTAAGAATAATCGTCGAACGTTAATACGGTCAAATGCAGACGGTTTGCTTTGAAGTGTCTTATCACCAAACAATACAATTCCATCACCCTTGAATTGAACCACCGGGTTAATACCTTCGTTATACAGTGAATCACGGTCTGCCTTAGTTGGATTAAACGCCAATTTAATAGCATTTTTAATAGCACCACGATTTAAACCAGCGGGCGACCACCAAGCATCTTTATTAAAATCAGTTAATGCCATAAGACCAGCAATATCACCATTTAATGGAACCCAACGATAAACATCATTATATTTGTCATATTGATATTTGAAGTTGCCGTCCATAAACGCATAACTTGAAGACCCTAGACTGTTTCTTGTTGTGGATATAGCAGTTCTTGGAGTTGCATTTGCGACCACATCACCACTTTGAGGAGACAGTAAAACAACACAATCTAAACGATTTAAGACTACGTTATCAAGGATTGATTTGCCGGCCTGAGTACTTGCACCACCAGAAATACATAAGTTGATATCAACTGCTTCCGTGTCATTAAACAGCGCCCAACCAGTTGCACGTTCGTTATCACTTGCAGAACCAATAGCATAACCATCAACACCTGATGAAATAACACCGTCGAAGTTAACATCAGTAAACGAACCGGATGTGCCAGTAAATAAACTACCGGATACCGTACCCGCAGAATCAACAACATCTACATAAATGTATTGAGAATTGTCATTGATTTTAGCACCAACAAAATTTGAACCTTGTGTGCTTGCGTCAATTGCCGCAGGATCTTTAGATGTGTAATACTGTTCAACTAATTCATAGTTAGTTCCATCTTCGGCGTATAGTACCGCAACGAAAACTTCATCACCTGTTGGTGCATAACTAAACAATGATTTACTTGATGCAGCCCCGTAAGACGTGGAATCAAATGCCTCGATTTTAATTTTGTTACCAAAGGCGCCAGGATATCTAGCATAAAACGCGGCTTGTTTGGTGGCGACTGTAGCTGCTTTAGCATCCCAATCATCACGGTTCTTAATTAAAAGACCAGCACTGTTTGCACTGTCATACGTGCCGGCCGTTGTTGAACTTTCACCTGCAGCCCCATTTAACGCAACGGCATCGTCAACAACACGAACAGCCAGAAGACTACCCGAATATGCAAGGAAGTTGAAAGACGAATACCAATCCAAAAAGTTTGAAGCGTCTGGTTTACCAAATTTAGACACTAATGTTCTTTCAGAATCAATAAGAGTGATCTCTTCAACTGGTCCCCATTCAAAAAATCCAACCGACGCGCCTGTTGATGTTGCGACGTTTGGAACATATAAACTCAAATCAGTTTCGATTGAATTAACTGCAGGAGATAAACTAAATCCCATAATAATGCCCTCTTGTGTGTTTATTGTTAATATTTATAAAGTTATATAGTTATTTATAAAAATAATATTTATGAAGCTGTCCATAATAATCCATCCTCACGTATAAATTCGCTCCCAGTGTTAATACCATTATCAATTACTATTTCAGGTAATAAATCTTCGTACATCACATCAATTGTTTTTTGATATAATTTATTCTTAATGTTGTGATTTGTGATATCAATAAAATCTTCTGTTCCAGTAAACCAAGCAAATAACACTAGCGTCATCACTAAATCATCGTGTAATCCCTTCTGTGCTTGATAGGATGATCCGTGTCGAACAAACGACCCAAGCTCATTAATTGTATTCTTGTCATTAACTACTAGTCGTTGACCTTCAAGCAAATCTCTTAATGAACCACACCCAACACTTTTTACTCGCTTGGTTGTTCGAACCCCAAGTTCATATTTCTTTCTCGAGTCAACACTTGGAGTAACAATATTTTCATATTCAAAATTAAAGTTTAATTCTGTCGTGATATGACCACCAACATCATTATTTTCTATGATTAAATGTGCATTATTATATTTAGTACCCAATGCAAATATAACAGCAGGATAGACCATATACGAAACTTCATTGTCATAATATGTTGCAACCTGCACAAATGGATATGATGTGACATCAATAATACTTATAGCCGAATAATCTAAACCCTTTCCTCGTGATGTGTCCACGACACCAACATATATATGACCCTCTATTGGCTCTTCATAAATACGAACATTCTCTCTATAGTATATTGGTTCCTTTGTAACAAGTGTCTTCAAGCATTTTGTTGATATTAACGTGTTGGATGATCCCAACGCAACATTCTCGTGCTCTTGCTCAAACGCTTCTTCACTTGTATTATTTATTGTTTCTTGTCGCCAAGCCTCATCTCGACCCGGGACATCGCGCCAACTTACTTCAAACGCCTTATAGTTACTTTTCCCTAATCTAGCCTTCTCCATTATATTATGATAATGGTTTAATCCGTTGATAGTGGACACAAGAATAACTTGTGAATTCTTGCCAGACGAAATTGTTGGATATGTGGCAGTATAAAACTCCTCCCAATTATCAACAAATGCCGCCTCGTCCACAACCAACAACGAGATAGACTCACCACGAATAGAACTTGAACTTGTGGCTGCCGCCAGGATTTTACATCCATTACTGAACTCAACAGAACCTTTATTCCATTCCACCACACCCGGTTTCATCCAATTTGGAAGTAACTCATATGCTAATTTGATACGAGATAGAATCTCTCTTGTCGTGATGGCTTTGTTTGCAAGTAGGGCAACTTTCTTATCTGAATTAAATAATATATAATGAAGTATATAAATTGTATTTGTTGTAGTCTTGCCACTCTGTCTTGCTTGAAGAATAGCGGCATATCGTGTATTTTTTAGAAACGTAAGAAGTTCTTTTTGATATTCATATAATGGTATCTTAATCTTGCCGTCGTCAACATGAACGATAGTAAAGTACGTTTTAGCAAAATATACAACATCGTCTCTACATCTCTCTAGTTCTTGAATTAATTCAGGTGTGTACTGAAATTGACTACCCTTTTTGGGTAGGTTTGGATTATTTAGATATCCAGCACTCATTTGTGTTGTAGTGCTTTTAATATATCTTCTTGACTCGCAACAATTTGAGTATTATTAATAACTTCAGCCGTTTGCGTACTGACTTTCTTTTCGGTCATCTTATCGTCAAGATCAATTAAGTCTTTACTTACATCAGACACGGTTTTTATTAGAGTAGCAATAACTTCAAATGTTCTTGGATTTGCATTCTCGACCGCAAGTGCCAACACACCCTGCAGTGCTTCATTACCTTGACCTACCAAATGTTGTAGGGTCTCACGAGCATAATTGTAATCATCCTCTTTATTTTGTCTAACTTTTTCATCACTACTAATAGCAATGTTGTTCTTCTTAATTGGAACAGGTAATAGTTCAAACGTTGGATCAGATTGATAATCTGGTTCAACCATACCTAAAACTTGCTCTAATTTGTCTGTACTTGACATATTATGTTATAGTTGTGACGGCTGTCCATACTTCATTCTCCTTCGCAGTCAATGGGTCAACTGCCACCGTCAAAGTTTCTATAGGCGGCTCTCCCAATTTCTGGTTTATATTCACTGTAGATGTTAGTATAGGCTTCGATAGTGAAATCGGGGGATATATATTTCCCCTAACAGTAAATGATAATGTCCATGCCGTGACACGAGTTTCGGCAACTGAACTCTCCCAAGTATCAGTTGGATCAATACCATCAAGCACAATGGTCACGTCCCGCTTGATATCAAGTTCAGTTACTTCCTTTATGGTTACAGTGAAGTCCGGTCTAAAGTATGGCAATATCTGCTCTATAATTTGTAAGCCGTCTTCGGTTGTACGCGAATACACATTTAAATTGAAGTTGAAATTGTATGGCACGGGATTCAACTGTTTATACAAACGAGAATCACTTACAGTAGTTGTTTCTTTTTTGTAATAGCCTGTCGTGCTTAATTTACGAGTAGGATCAAATGACATTCCCACCATCTCATATGACATTCTGGGATAAATTGTTTGAACTCCATCCAATTTATCCCTCAACGTGGCAATATAATGTTCTCTTGGAGCATACGATAACGCGACAGGAATCGTTTTGGAATTCCCATTGCCGTCGTCTCTTACTATACTAATATCATTGAATAGTGTGCCAAATGCAATAACATTCTTACGGATAGATTGAAAATAAAAAGTTTTTCCGTCTAACATTAGTAGTCACCGAATGGCGATTTTTCGTTAAAGTCTAAAATAGTATCAGCCTCTAGTTCAATTGATATGTTGTCTGCAAAGGGGTCAGTTCCAGTGTCGGACACATCATATGTCGTTTCAATTGCATCAACTTCTTTAATTCCAGTATCCATATCATTTTGATTATAACGGAATAGTGTGGTTTTCAACTTGTATGAAGGTTTAGCCCCTAACGGAAAGAATTGTTCTTCATCTTCAACAAACTGAATTTCAAACAAACTATTACTTGTCGGATAATAAATTAAATCGCCTTCCTTTGGCGCATATCCCAACTCTTCTATGAATCTTTGGCGACTAACACTTAGATTTAAACTATCGTCAAGTTGTAGTCCAAGTTGAGCAACAAAATCATCTTGCCCGTCAAACGACTCATAGGATTCCACATACATTTCAATTTCAGTATTACCATCAAACGAAGACATAGCATCTTCATGGAATAGTGTATCTTCATTGACAAGCGTTCTGGGAATGTAATTTACATTAACGCCCCAGAATTTCACCGATTCCGCAAACAAATCGTTAATTAACGATTGTTCATTTGTCGGTGTGTTGAAGTTAGTATATGGATTTAGAGCCATTAATCTTTTTCGTTCTTGGATTCCCAGTTAGAGTCTATATATTCAAAAAACTCTTTCTTTTTCTCTGTGTCTAATTCCGCAGGTGAACTCACTTTAAATTTAGCAAGTACAGAATCAAAGAACTTTTTATATTCTTCTTTACCGCCAGATTTCATTTCCATTACTTTGATCTGTGCTTTCTTGCTTAATGCTAATTTGTATGCTTCTTGTATTGATGTTGTCATCATTTATTTCCTAATTAAAAAATCTTTATTCCCGAATATTGCAACTACTCAAAAATCATATCCAGTGGCAACTCATATTCTAAACTAAATTGTTCTTCCAGTTTATCTAATTCCGCCGTGGCTTCGTCGTATATTGTTTGACCATTCAGTTCAATGCCGCCAGCCATCTGAACGCCACTGAATTTCTTGACGTTAGACCCCCATTGCTGTTTCATTAATGCGGTTGTATATTTCTTTATCCAACGGTCATTATACACATCAACACTATCTTCTGCATCAACGGCACTAAACCCTTTAATTAACATAATAGCATTTTTATAAATCATGATAGAGGCAACGTGAAATGTTTCCCCAGCCGCGGCTGCTCCAGTCGCACTATTTATTACAAGTTTATAACCATTCTTATGATTCTTGCCAAACGTACCTTCTACTGTATGTTCTTCCCACTTACCGGCAGTCATTGAAACTGATTTACTCTTAACAAGAACATCGGAACTATCATATAATGAAATGTTGACTTGTCCTGTATATGTGCCTGAATATAATGAAACCTTTGTTGTGTACATGCCACGAACATAATGCTTTGTTTCCACGTCTTGACTAAAACCAAATACACCAGCGCCATCGGATGTTATAGTATCGCCCAACAACTTGCCATTCGGAACCAATGTGTCATTTGATGTTAGGGTTGCATTATTACCAACCCAAGCAGCATTTGTTATATCAGTTGCACTAGTCAGTAAATTACCTGAACCAAACCCATTAACCTTAAATTGAGGAATAAGTTTGTTTGTCGAGTTATTGTATGTAAACAGTTTGGATTTTTCAAACATATCCAACACCATACTGAGATGTGACATACTTAGAAAGTAATCAACAACCGACGATGAAAACCCGCCGGAACGCATAATTTCATCCATCGCATTATATTCAAAATTGTCCATAACCTCAACGTTGGAAGTAGACTCTTTTAATATGTCGGTCACCACAATAATATCTTCTGGTAATGTCAAATACTTATTCTTAACATCCTTATCTTTGATGGTTATTTTGTAGAAGGATTCTGTGGAGCCATCAAAATGTCTTTCAACAAAATATTCAATAGCATCATCGATCCTGTCAAGACATTGCTCATCAGCAATTTCGATATTAATGACAGGTTTACCGAGTTTGCGAAGGCAATATTCTTTTAACTCATCCGGGCTTTGTATTTTAGCCATATTATTGACTTATCTCTTGTAGTTGTCTGTATACGGTTTAACAATGCCTCATTAGCATTGTTTCTTGTGTTTGATTCTTTCTCTTCCCTTCAACTTATCCTTAATACTTGAGCGCAGTTTAACCATTTGCTCAACCATCTTAACTTGTTGATTCCCATCAATTCCCATATCCACGACCTTATCAAGCATCGAATGAATATGTTCTTCTGATATATTATATTTATAAGAAAGTTCTTTGATTATCATATGCAGACCCTCAACGCTCGTTCAAGTTTATTTGTGTGCGATTTTATTATGATAGCCTGAACGTAGTAGGTCGTCATCCCAATAACTCATTTATTTATCCTTCGCTTTTATGATACCTTCAAATGCGCCACCGCCAAAATAAAATGCTACTATCGTCAGCATAATTTCCCCAATATAAAATTCGTCAAGCAAGACTTTAACTGCAACTATGTCACCCACACCATTAAGAGTAAGTACCAAGACCAACAAGAAAGAACCTATAAAAGTAAATCCAAACAGTAAAGCTAAGTACCTCTGTGCTACCTTAAAAGGAGCATAACTGGTTAACAGTGCTATCTTGGCTCTACTCTTAGCTTCTATCTCTTCTTCTTTAGATGTGTGCATATCATCAATTAAATTTAAACCTGATTTTATAACATCAGAAGACCCTAATATTGTTGATAGGATTGACATAATTACCATTTCCTGCCTGAATTTGAATATATTTGTACTATAAACGGCGCCACGCCAATTACCGCCGTCACCAATGCCATGTGTTGATTACTTGGATCGGACAATACCATATACCAATCCGTTATGTTATATAGAAATATTCCATACAAGATTAATATGATTCTTGGAACTATTCTAAAAGAATCAAATATCTCCGCATATTGTAACCAACGTTCTTTCACCTAAGATAAATCGGATGTTAGTTGTTTAGTTACCCAAGTGATTTTATTTTTATTATTACCACTTTGAATTTTCTTTGGCATCTCTTTCAACTCTACATAATACTTACTAATTGCTTTATATAGTTTTGTGCTTAATTTATTGTTAATCAACAAAGACTCAATATCTTTCTCGTGGTGTCTTAGTATTTTAGTAAACCGTGCGTCGGCAATGCCAGCACCCTCTCCTAAAAATGTTTTCAGTGTTTTCATTTTAAAATCCTTATACTATTAAATATTTATACAATTGAGAAAGTATGAGTTAAATCTCTGTACACAATACAGGCGATGTAGAAACATCCTCAATCGTAAATGATGAACCTTCATTATTAATCCCAAATACTTCACTTGTATCACTTAAAACAAATGATTCTGTGCCTAACTGTAGTTTAAATTGTTCCACGTTATTTTGTAGAACAAATGTTTCATCAACGACAATCAACTCTATCATTTTCTTATGATATGCTTATAGTAATATCTTGTAATATTTTAACTGTCCCGGTATGTAATGTTCTTACATTGACTGGACTGCCTGGAATCACACGTTGAAAACCATAAAAGTATTTTGTATCTGGTTCAATTTTCGCACCCGCGGTATCAACACTGGATGCAGTTAAATGTATTGTGCCGTTTGAAATATCATCAAGCACATTATCCCCTGCTGTATTAGATACTTGAATCACCGCATCTGAATCGTCATCATCTTTATTTGTTTTTAAAGTAAGGTATATTTTCCAACCCGTGACATCGACACCATTACCGAACTCGAACCGCCACACTTTTGAATCGCCCCGATAAAAATCTTTTATATTAGCCATTAGATATCCCTTACTTCAAGATAACCTTCATTCTCTAGAACTTGTCCCAATGATGTGGTTATCTTTATTTGAATTTTATATTTCTTATTATCAGTACCACCAGATATCAACAACGCCGCAGATTGAGGGAGTGTTGAAGTTGCGCCTAGGGTCACACCCGCCGGCGTTGTGGACATATTATCAATAGATACAATAGTTTCGCCCAGCGCCATACTGGAACTAAAACTCATCGTCATGAGGCGAGTTTCTGTTGGTTGTTTTGTTAATACATTTGTTGCTAATGTCATTTTATTTCCAAGTATTTGTTTCTTTATCAAACTTCCACGATTTGTCTAAATCTTTGTAGTCCAAACAGAGTTTCCTGCTGTTATAATCCAAGCATTGTCTTCTGTGCTTGCCCATGTGTCAGAACTTTCTTTTGTTAAAGTCCAAGTATTATAATCGCCGGTATTGTCGGGAACAGTGTATTTATCAAATACTGTCTCGTCCACAAAACCAATAACAATCGCATCATTTGACCGAACATTTACTATTATATTCCCTATATTTTGGAATACTGGTAGTAAGGTATCGGATGTTGATATGACACTTAAAATACTTGTTATGTCATTAGTATTTATATTGACAGCATCACTTCTCAACAACAACACAAGCAATACTAAATTATCCAACACCGTGATGTTTAGATTATCCGCACGCCTTAGAACTGAAATTATCTCAACTAAACCTTCCGTTATACCAAGTGTTAAATTATCATTCCATAACAATGTACTTAATATACTATTGATCTCAATTATATCAACTACTAAATTATCTGAACGACTTAATGATGAGTATAATGTCTCGATATCTGCGACCGAGATTCCAATGGAGTCTGCTCTGGTTAATATACTCAATAACTCGTCTGTCACCTCTGTTATATCGAGGGACATTTCGTCTTCAGCTAATAATTTGATTATGCGCTGTACGCCATCGCCTACCCCATATTCTGATATAGGACCAGATGCAATAGATCCGTTACCAAATTTTGGGATATGAAATGGCACCTATTAACTCCTTTTTACTATTTTAAGTATAGCCATTAAACGACTTCCCGCCGTTGCCGTAATCGTTCACCGTTTTACTCTCTAGTTCTTCCACTTTGGTTGAAAGTCCATCCACTTTGGCTGATAGTTCTTTAATTGCCTCAACCAATAGCCCTATCGTTTGGTCGTACTGCAAGACTTTATATTTCTCGCCATCGTCTTTTTTAAGCGGCAATTCTTTCTCGCTTACCGCTGATGGTAATACCTTTTCAACGTCTTGTGCGATTAAGCCTGCCGACTCCTTGCCGTCTGCTGTGTACG